TGTCTGTTGACGATCCATCGATCCGATACCTGTTGCCACCACCAGAAGCCGCAACTGTCACAACAAGTGTCACAGTTGGGACTCTTGACGGCTCTGAGCGCAAGGCATCAGTGTTACCGCTCCAACCCGACAAAGACCCGTCAGGCAAATCAAAAGTACTGAAGGTGCCTTTTGTTTCGTCAAAATGGTCAAGGAACAGCTCTGCTGACGCATCGCCAATGTTGGCGTAAGACAGTTGCAGTTTTACGTTGGTACGCTCGCTGCCGTACAGGATTCGTGTCTCAGCGCCGCTTTGGGACCTAAACGTTCTGATCGGGTAGTCCCCAGGATCAAAAGCGCGGCTAGTTGGAGCAATTGTGGGGAAAGTCATTAATCGCTCAGGTTCTCATCAGGGTTGATGTTAAATTCGCCGCTTTCTAATAGGTGGGCGAGCTTGCTGCTTCCATCTTTGTTGCAAGGGTGTTCTGATGCAACGATGTCCACAGTGCCCTCCTGCGAGAACGTCAACTGCTCAACAACATAAACGTTCTGGGACACTTCAGTATTAACCAAGGTGAAAACTGAATCATGGAACGCTGTGGCGCTGACCACACCGTTAGAGACATCCATGATGCCCTCTTCAACATCTTCTGAATCAGTCTTGTAATAAGAAACGTTGTACTGCCCATCAGGCAAGGGCTTGACGCTAGTAATTAGCCCGGTTGAACTGACTGTTCCGTTGTTTGCAGGGCTGTAAGGGCTGGACTCTGTAACAACTTTGATGAACGATCCAGCTTGAAGATCTAGGCCGTCAACAGTTGTAGAAAAATTAATGGTGTGGGTGACGAGCTTGCGTAAAGCCAAGAAATATTTGCCAACCTTTATTGCATGTTCTTTTGAAGTGCAAAACTGAGTAAGATTAAATTGCTCATGCGACAACCTTTCAGTCCTTGGCGCGTCTTTGAGCTTTACTTCCACGACTTTCTCTTCTGGAAATTTGTTTTTAGTTTCTTGCCTGTAGCGAATAATTGCTTTAAAAGGTCTGCGCTCCTCTGAGCTTAGATACTCAACTCTGTAAGAACCTTCAAGAATATTACCAGCCGTAAAAAACTGTTTAGGCTGAATTGCTCCAGTGTTAATTTCACCGCTTTCTGCAACGTGTGGGATGGCAGGCGATAAAGCAAACTTGCCATCAGTCAAAATAAAGTTGCACAAAAAGTTTGGCGCCATATCCATCACGAATTGCCGCAAGTTCACATTGTCACCAATCACACCGTTAAAAAACAGTTTTTGTTTTTGCAAGAACTTAGAGGTTTCTTTAAGTTTATTTTTATCAATCAGGGTCGGGTTAGCCGCTGTCATCCCTGTTAATCCTCCCGCTCCACCCATTTGATCGGTAAACAAGTAGAACACAAGGTCTGTCAACAAATTACTTGGGCCTTTTGCCTGACCATTGGGCTCGTAAGTGTTTAGATTTTCGTGCAGTCTTTCTACGTGGATTCCTCTGCCAATCCAGGTTCTCACTTGGTCTAGCTGTGTAAAATTACGACTAGCCTTGAGTGAAAGACCGGCCATCGTTAAATCGTTAAAAGCAGGTTTTGTATCATTTGGCAATACTTCATTAACGTAAACTACTTCGTGCTCTGGGTCGGTTTCGTTTGACTTCTGAACAAGACCCCTATAAAAACTAAGATCTGCGTATTGACTTTGACCTTCAAAAATAACTTCCGCGTCTACAATATTTGACTCGACAACTTGACGACGTTGGGCTATCTCAAACCTGAGCCCGGCAACGCCATAGACAGTTTTAAAAGGATTATCGTTTGCAATACTTAAGGTGGCGCCAAACCTGTCGTTCACTTCCCAGTTTGAAGTTGTACTATTCCCTTCAATAATTTGAAAACTTGGATCGGTCCAGGCTTTTGTTTCGCCTGACCAATGATTGCTTGGAAGCTGTTTTACTGCTGATTTATAACGGATGCGTATGCTCTTATCGCCCTCTGTATAAGTTTGCGAAACTGATCTAACCGTTCCAACGGGTAAACTATCCGCGTAGTGGTCCTCAATAGCAAACAACTGATAATAAAAAGTATTTTTTCTTCCAGGTATGAAATCAATTGTGTCTGTAGATGTTACACGATAAACCTGACCAGACCAGCGAAGAGTATGACCAGTGTCTGGATTATTTTTAAAGGGGTTGTTGCTATAGGCTCTGGTGTCACCTCCTGCGACATTCGTTCCACCTATCCCGCGCTTTATTCTTAACTCGCTGCCAACAGTATAGTTACTCGAACTGAGCAGCACTTCAATGCCTGTAGGCGTCCAAACTGTATTTTGTCCGTTATGTTTCTTTGCAAACTGTCCGTCAGATAATTGTCTTTTTATTAATGTCCAGCGCAGAATGACAAACTCTAAGGGGTTGCTGGAATTTAAAAATTCTTTTGTGACGACCTGAATCGTTTTACCTAGCGGAATAGGGCTGCTGTCAGAATTGCCAGCAATTTCATACGTCATCGCTCCAATTCGGCCTGCTGTTGCATTGCTTTCGTTTGAAAAGTTTCTTACAAACTCAACTGAATTGATTTGCCTTTCAGGAGGGTTGTCTTTGTTGTCTACAGGAAGAATACTCCGCACCTGCACTACAGATGGGATATCAAAACCTGACTCCGTAAAGGTAAAGTCGGGTGCTCTCATGAACTCCTTGTTGTACCTTATTGCTGACTTTTTCACTTCCGACCCAGCAGCAATAACGTTAAATACACCATCAATATTTCTTACACTAACTGGCTTGTTAACCACAGGCGTTTCAGCGTCACTTTCCGGGACATTTGCTGAAAGTTTTATAAATATCTTATCGTCTGGGATTGAACGCAGCTCAGAACCAGGCAGAGGGACAATTTTAAATTCAAACTCTTCAGGCCCGAAACCCTTCGGATTCTCAATTCTAATAAAGTTGTACTGGGCAACAGGTCTTTGTCCTACAACCACAAATAGCAGAGGGAAAGCTTTAAAATTACGAGAATTACCGCTTGCATTAACTCCTGCTTTTCTTATAAAAAGTCTGAAGCATGAAGCTCTTGCAATTGTTGCTGTAGTTCTTCCAGTGGTCACAGTTACATTCTCTCTCCCGTACTCTTTTATTTCCTTGCTGTTTGGCAATCCCGGAAAGGCGCAAAGTCCTTGCAAGTTTTGATATACAGTGCTTTTAATTCCTAGCTCCGTCACAACCGCCGGGCGGTTGTTGCGCACAGTTGCCTTGGCGACATGAGTTAAAGGGAAAAATCCCGCTCCAACACCATCAACATCATCAATATATATCTCTGGACTAACAACCAGGTTTTTATTTACGATGCCTATTTGTTTTTGTAACGACTCGTTTGTATCAAAGCACCGAAGTCGAATTTGTTGATCAGTTTTTTCCTTGCTGTTTTTATTTTTGTTTTTAAGCTCTGGATTGAACTCAGCAAGTGACCTATTAATAACCTTCCATAAGGTATTGCCTATGGCAAATATTTCGCCCCTTTGCATTGCTGCATCAGCAGCGATTTGGGCGGATAAAACCGTTGAGTTGATGTCGCCTACTTTTTCGCCAACCTCGCCCTTCCTCCCTTTATAAACGTCAGTGTCAATTGCAGTGTTGGAAATTAAAAATATGATTGTATCGCCTTCTTCAACATCAATAATTCTAGTTTTTGTGTTGCCAGCCGTTGTTGTAATAACTGGATCGCTGCCTGGCACTGGGCGAATATGCCTAACAATGCCCATGCGTGGGCTGTACTGACGACCTTTCCCTTCATGAAATTGGTCTTGCACTTTATGTAAATACCCGTTGCCGCCCTTGTCATCACTTGGTCGCGTTCCAGGTCTTACGTCACCACCGCCGTCACGGCCTAAATTTAAATCGCCAGTAATTTTTAAGCGTTTGGTTATGTTTACCCTTTGTGCTTTTTTGCCTACGCCTTCTCCTCTTGGCACACTAATAACTCGATGATTCAGCCTGTAGCCTGTCCCATTAGCAATCGCTCCAAAAACACCAAATTGGGTGTTGTTTACTGGAGAGTATGCGTGGCAAAACGCAGCCGGGTCTTCTTTTTCCTTGCCGCTAGGGCAGACAAAAACCTCACCATTATCTCCAAAACCTAAGTCGCCAACATTTTCATCACCTGCTAAATAATGCGGCTCCCCTTTGCGGATAAAGCCACCATCTGCTGGGGTGTAACCCTGCTTCCAATAAAAAGCAAACAGATCTTTATAGATAACATCTAAAGCGTTGTTACCTAGAAAGATACCCTCTAACGATGGTGGGGCGATGCCATCTTCGGCGCTTTCAGTCCTGACGCCTTGCTCACCTACAACAAATAAAAGCTTGGCTTGTTGTTGCGTGCCCTGGCTAAACATACGAGACCAGACCAAGCGTGGCTCGATCAACATGCCACCAACTTTTTCTGTTTCGTTATACAGGCCAAAGACGAT